TCGTAGAAATATACCATTGTTTAAAACTGGAGTTGCCATTTTTTATTTATTTATATAAGGGTTATCTTTTAAAAAAATTATCGTTCCTAGGAATTCTACGTTGACGTGTTTCTTCGCGCTCCACTACAGGAGTACTAGATTGCATCTTCGCTTGTTCCGTTTTTAATTGTCTCACTGTTTTCTCTACAGTTTGTTGTTGACCTTGGTTTCTAATTTTACCTTTGTAACCATCTGGATCAGCTAACAACCATAAAGCTTCAGCAATCAAATCGTGGCGAGGTTCAACATACTGATACTTCTCTAACAAGTGACCTAACAAATTAGTAGGTCTTCCTGACATAGAAGGATACTGAGGTTGAACTAAACCTGAATAAAGCATAGATTGTGTTTTCTTATCTAGCTTTACACCGTTTAACTCACCGGGTTGTAGTGTAGTATAAACATTCTGCATATAGTGTTGTGCAGCTGCTTCTTGTTGCTTACGGATCTTCTCCTGTTGCGCAACTTTCTGAGCTACCACTTGCTCTTGCATCTTGTCCAACTTTGGTTTGAACTTCATAGCTTTTGCTTCAAGTTCACCTCTGTCTTTCCAACCTAAGATCTCTTCATCAATATCATCATCGTTTCCAAAGTTAGTTGCTCTCAAATACTCACGTAGAATTACTTCTTGGTCACGCTCGTTTTTAGGATTCAACTCTCTATGTTCTTCAACTTCTGATAAGATCTTAAACAAACCTTTTAGATCCTGACCTCCATCTGATACATACTTTGCAGCATATAAAAGTTCATCAGGAAGAGAATCATAAAACTCTTGAGGAGTTTCTTGACGAACTCTATTCTCAACTTCACTAAAGTTTGCATCAAGCAACTCTTCAAAGTCTTTTACAGAATACTCTTCTAAAGGTTTGTCATCATCAAATGGTACAATTTTACCAGCTTCGATCATTTTGTTGAAAACTTCTGCAAGTCCACTCTTTTCGATCTTTGGTCTACCTGCGGATTTCTCAACAGGAGCATCGTCTTTAGGACCAGAGAAGTCATCTTCAGGATCAGCTTCTTTGATGATAGCATCTACATCTACCTTTTTTTCCTTTGACTCATCGTCATCATCGTTTGAGTCGTTGTCAATAAATGATAGATCTGGTGAAGTTGAACTGAAGATGCTTGGTTTAGCTTCAGTCTTCTTACCATCTCCATCTGGAAGCATAACGTTTTCTGCTCCCGGGGTTCCTAGAATTTCATCTAGGTTGATTTCTACTTCTTCTACAGAGGTAGAATCATTGTTTTGGTCTGTCGTATTCATAAAGTTGGTTTAGCTTTACATTAATAATATACACAAAATTATAACTTTAAACTTTATAGATTAACCATATAAAAAAATTAATCTAGATACTATAGCTAAAAGTTATTTTTTCTTAGTTTTATCACTATCTTTTTTGTCAAATTTGTTCTTGTTTTCACGTGCAATCTGCAATTGAGTCTGCGCAATTTGCTGTTGAGTTGCTAATTTTTGCTGCTCAATGTTCATCTTATCGCGATGCTCAGATTGCTTAGTGATTTCTTTCTGTCTTTCAAAATTCATTGTTTGCTGATATTCATCAGAACTTTGAATTTGTTTAAGAGCATCCATATAATCTGACTGTTGATTCTGATTCTGATCTTGCATAGCACCGTAACCAGCTGATCTAATCTGTGATTCAAGAATACGAGCTTCTCTATCTTTCTGATTTTCAGATGCTTCAAACTCCATCTTCTGACGTTGTTCTTCAGCTTTAGCTTGAAGTGCTTGTTCTTGCATTTGCTGTTGTTGTTGCATTTCAGCTTGTTTCTGTTCTTGCATTTTAACCTCAGCTTTCTTAAGAACATGTGATACTTCAGCAACTGATTCAGATTTAAGAACATTACCTAGATCATATATAGATGCACCAGTAGTGTTATTCTGAATAGCCATTTGCTTTAACTGTTCTAGGATAGCACGTTGATTTGCTTTAGTAGCTACAAATATATTCAGATCTCTAAGTAGGAGATCTGTTCCGTTAATCTCAAAGTTAGTACGCTCATCCTCAGTAATCATATACTGTAAACGACTAGATGGTTTAGTAGAATGATAATACTGAGCTAGATCTGTACGCATCTGGTGCACGCGCGGCATTAAATAATCACAGTGTTGAATGAAGTAAGTTTCAGTTTGTGCATATGATGCATTGATAGACTGTTCTATACCAGTAGCTGTTTGCTGACCTATTTGTTGACCTAAACGCTGTGGAGTAATACCAATAACTTCAAATGCTTGCATCTTAAAGTAATTAGCTAACTGAATACGTGACATCAAACGATTAGTCTGATCTAGATCTAATTTCTGATAGTGCTGGAATGCAAGTGCATTTTCTGTATTAGTAATAGATGTATCTAAAGGTAACATCTGGAAGTTCTTCATAGCAACGTAAGCTTTCGCTAAGTTGTTCTTACCCCAGTCTTCACCTAGAGAGTGTTTAGGTAAAGCATTCTGATCTAACATGATTACTGTACCCAACTCATCTACTAAGATATCTGCAATCTGATTATTTACAATGTTATAACCAATTTGGAATGGTTTCATCAAGTCTACCAAAGATACAGATCTTGTATTTCTATCTGAGAATACAGAACCTTCTACGGGTAGTTTACATCCATATAAAGATGAATCTCCTTTAAATTGAAACTTAAGAGGTTTAATATTGTTTTGATTAACACCTAGGTAAATAGGATTAATACCACCTGGGTTATTACTACCCCAGAATGTAGGTCTATTTGGTCCAATCTTTACACCACCCCATACTTCATTAATCCAGATCCAGTCAATATGTTCACCAAAGATCAAATTATCCTTAGTCTTATTTTTAATAAGTGCTGTATCATACTGAGGTTTATCAGTTACCTTATATGACTCATCTACAATGTCTTGCATTACATCACCATTATCATTGATCTTGGTAAGATGTCCTACTTTACGTTGTGACTTCCAATATGCTGTAGTAACACGAAGCATGTTAGACATACCCATATCAAAGTAGTCTTCATCTTGTGTCATAATCCAGTTTACAATATCTCCACCATATGCAGTGTTGTCCCACATAGACGTGAACTGACGATATCCTAATGATGGCATGTTAGTATTCCATTCATAGGATTTAGTAGCATCGTAGTAACTACCGTCATTTTGGTAACCTTGAATAGGATAACCAGCAGAACGTACAGGATATATTAATTCTAAAGATTCCATTTGATCTTCAGTCATTAACCATCCGTATTTATCAATGACATCTGCAACAGTCATCATATCAAATTTACCAACCCATTGACCTTGAGATATATAGCGATTGTCTGGTGACTTTTGATAGAATGTAAGAACAGGATTCCATAATTCTACATCATAGTCATCCTCCATCATTTTGAAATGCCAGAACTCGCGGTCTGTAATCAACATATCACGGAATGCACGCTCTTCTAATTCATCTATTTTAAAGCGATCAACATCAACTTTATGCTGATGTTCTGCCCATTGCTCAACCATACTCTTGTAACTCTTTGAGAAAAAGTCTTGAATTTCTGGTAAAGTCTTTAATTTCTCCGGTGCCATTGCTTGTTGAAATTCCTCAGAATCTTGAGGATATCCCATTTCAGCAAGCTTCATCATCATCTCTTGCTGTGCATTAAACAGAAGAACTTCTTCTACCTGAGCACGTTTTTGTTCCATCATCTCGTTATAAGAGATGTCATCTACACCCGAGTAACTAACTCGAGTATTACGTTTAGCAAACTCAGAAACTAATGTATTTATTACATTAGGAATAATAGGATAGAATTTTAATTCTAGCGCTGATACGTCATCTTGTGTAAGAGTTTCAATAAGATCTGCATACTCATTATCTTGTTCGACAATATAGTCACCACGATCTATGATACCTTTTGCCAGTTTGTAGTTCTTCATCAAACGACGTGCGTTACGACGAATCTGTTTCAAACCTTCCCACTCTAACCAATCTAGATTCCACGCTGTCCAGTCATTATCTTTCTTCGCTCTTGGAATAAACTGAATAGGTTGATTAAGGGTACCCATTCGGTTAGTTTCCGCTTTCGCACCGTTTTTTAATTGTATTGCGTTATAGACTTGCATCTTATTTTAAATTTCTAAATGGTTGTTTAGGTATATTCATTCCTTTAAATTGTGAACCTTTTGAACCCATATGTCTAAATGGGCTCATATTCAATTTACTGAATTTATTGGTGTTATCCAACTTTTTCACCTTATCTGTCTCCTCATAGCGCTTTTTATAACCTCGATTTGCTTGTTGAACTTTTGCAAAAGCAATAAGTGCTGCAAATGAAACAAGTCTATCGACGTTCAATCCTTCTTGATATGCTGCCATTTCAGTAAGCAACATAGGATCTGGTATACGTTCTACACCATAGGTGGTCTTTACAATCTCACCATCTTGTTTAACTTCTTGATCTAATTCTTCTTTTAAGAAGTCAATAGCGTAACTAAGCATATGACTCTTAAATAGAGTACCTGTATTCTTCCAACCGTATTCTTGGAATACATTAGCATTAGCACCTAGATCTTTTAAGAATAATATCTGAGATCTTTGAACCAAATACTTTTGTTTCTTCCTATAGAGCATATGATTAATAAATTGAGAGATGTTATTCTCCACAATTGTCCAGGCGTTATACCACTCTATAATCATTTCTAAACGCTCATGTGTTCTATTGATATCATCAAATCTACCACACCAAGCAGCTACAATCTTGTCACGTTCTATAAAAGTCTCAACCTTTTCACCATCATTACGAGTTACTTCTACTGCAGTTTTATATACATAGATGGAACATAGTGATTCTGAGGTAGTTGTCTTACCTTCACCTACTGGGTCAATAGATGCGTAGTACATTCCAAACTCCGGATTCTTAACAGGTCTCTCATAACATACAAATACACCTGTTTTATCTTCCTGCTTCTTATCTACCGGGAATGTCATAATTGGTAACTTAGATGTAGGTTTAACATCTACATCTCCTTTCTCATCTCTATAGATATCTAAATACTCAGTGGGATATTGTTTATCTTCTATCCTGCGCATCTGCGCACCAATTAGATTTAGAGGAAAGATTGATACCTTTCTATAAGCAAATGCTTCCTCAATATTTCGAGGATGCTGAGAAATACGTAACTGATATTGTTCAGGACTAAGATCTTTCTTCCACTTCTCAAATTGTTCATCTAATGCTTTGAGCGCTTCTTCTACTAAAGAATTACCAAATTCATCAATGAATGGTGGCATTGACCACTGTTCAGGAATAAACAATCCAGATTTACCTATAGTACCTTTTGAATCTATTAGGTTAGTCTCTACCGCATAGATATCATTTGGTTCTGGTCTGAGTGTCATCTCCTTAAGAGGTTCACACTGATCTAAGTCACCCACGGAACCTGCTGCAATGAACATACCTGTAGTAACAAAACCTGATCGCATTGCAGGACGGATATACTCAAAGGTAGTATCCATCTTAGGAGCAATACCAGCTTCCTCGTGAAAGAAGTACTTACAGGGTCCACCGACACCGTTTGTTGGATCCTTTTCAAATGACATACCTTGTAGTACACCTTTAAGACCAACTTCTGTTTTACGTTTCTGTGTACCTTGTACAATCTCAATCTTCTGTTGCCATAATAATACCTTACCTGGATTCATAGGACGATACCAAGCAGTATGTTTATTTAAGAATGCTTCATATTCATTCAAGAACTTCCAAGAACCTTTATCATTAATATAGTCTTTAAGACTAGCACCAACTTTTAAAGTAATACCCTCTTCAAACCAAATCTGATTAATCATCTTACCCATGTGGTAGTATGATGATGCTATCTGACGCTTCTTAAGTATAGAACTATGTTTATAATGTAACTCTGCTAATACTTCATATAGAGCCATATGGTACTGCGCATCACGCACGTCCGCGAAACCAAACCTTTGAATCTCTTTATTAAAGATAGGTAAAAAGTTCAACCACATGTAATAGTCTCTTGGCAGGTACCAAGTATTACCAGAATTTTTATAGATTACGCCATATCGACACTTATTCTTTTCGTGATCCCAATATATTCTATAGTCTTTACTTCCTTGAGGTGATGTGCAGTAAACACCGTTCTTATTAAACAATCTAGCTTGTTCATTAAATAGAAAGCTAGTATCATCAAAGTTATACTGACCTGGTTCCTTAAATATAGATAATACAAAATCAGTATACTCTTCTCTTGTAGTAAAGGATGTTGTAGTCCAGGTACCGTTATCCCAGGTAGGTATGTCTATAAAACTAGTATTCATTCAATAATCTTAGGATCTCATTCAATGATTCGTGTCTATGATTATCATGTAGAACAATTTTATTTACCCATTGTGACTTATCTAATTTTGCTATGTCGTGAATAGCTGAATCATTTTTAAATTTTAAATCTATCTGTTGAGAATCACCTGTAAAAATCATAGTAGCATTTTTACCAAGACGACCTATACACATTTGCAATTGTGCTTTAGTTAGATTCTGAAACTCATCAATAATACATACACAATCTTCAAAGGTTCTACCTCTAAAGTGTGTAAGTGATACTAACTCTAGTGCTTCATTCTCTTCTAACTTAGTAAGTATCTCAGGTTTATTATAGACCTTACGAATGTTAGACTTAATAGGAACTAACCATGGTTCCATTTTTTCCTTCTCAGATCCCGGTAAAAAACCATTATCTTCAGTAGAAACAGTCGGTCTTGTGATAACAATCTTATTGACCTTACGTTTAAATAGCATATCTAATGCTATCTGTACAGCAAGTAAAGTTTTACCAGATCCTGCTTGACCTATTAGAAAGTTAAACGGTCTTTGTAAGATCAACTCTTTAGCACGTTTTTGTTCTTCCGAAAGAGTGAGTGAAAAATTAATTTCTCCTTTTGGTGGAGTCTTCTCAATGTTTTGCTTTGCCATCTTCTATCCTTTTAATCAAAGATACGACATCTTTATGAGAACTCGCTAAAGAAGCATCATTCATAAACTCAGCAACCTTATCTCTTGGTATCGCTAACCACTCTTTTCTGTACTCATTATAGTACAAAAAGAAGTCTGATAAATTACATTTGGTCATATGCTAATCCTTGTCCACCTCTAACGTGGCTTGTTTGTTCATCTTGTAAATCTTTGTAAGCACCCTTATAACTCTCTCGAATCTGTTGAAACTTTGATGCAGCTGATACTAGTGCTGTAATGTTTCCATCTCGTCCATGAGTAATAGGTGTTTTATCCATATAGTCAGCAAGTTTATCTAGCATCTTCTTAATACCATTATAAGCTCGTGACGTAGGTGTTTCGTATAACTTTCTACAAAAGTGTAGAGCAGCAGGAATACCATTATCTTCTGGTGAAAACTCTGCTTGTATTTCTGCTAGTATAATCTCTTCCTTATCTTCTTCCATCATATAGAAAAACGGATTAAGATCTGGATTAGGACATGTCATGTAGAATAAATATTGATACACTTTTAAGTAACTATCAGGATAGGAATCCATTAAGTTCTTCAGTGTATCTAGTGTGTAGCAATGTTCTGTTGGAATCACTACACCATTTTCTATATCAAATAATTTAATCGTCATTTTTTGTTTCTTTTATTTCATAGTAGTAACTACTGGAATCTTCTGATACCCATTTATCTGACTGAGCTTCAACAGACTCTATATGGTCATCTACTTTAAATGTAGACGGTTCTACAGGAAACGGTTTAGTAACCCAGTTAGAATCCTTCCAATATATTCTATTGTTTGGTTGACACAACAAATAACCATCATCTGCGATTAAGATGTGACCACACTTGTAATCAGATGGTTCATCTGAATAAGGATTTCTATACCAGTCGACAGTCATTAAGTACGTTGCCCATATCTTAGAACTATCTTTTAGAACTACTTGACATCTCTTTTCATATAAGTAATCATAAGTAATTACTGTAACATTCTCAGAGAAGCAATCCCACAACTGCTTGAAGTGAAAAGGTATGTCATTAGTTGGTATCTCCATGAATATTTCAGATATAGGAACTCTTGATCTGAGCATACCATAGTCAGTCATAACATGGAAAGTAAGTATCTTTCCTGCTGTAGATTGTATCGCAAATGCATAAGCTCTGTGATACGTGTCATTGTCAGCATCATTTTTTGTAAAATGTGATGCTCTTACATAGCACTTAAATAGTTCTATGTTTTCGTTATATGTTGCCATTGTCTCTTAAATAATTAATTATACTAATAACTTCTGATTTTAAATAAGGTAACTCGTATGTTACTATGTTTTCTACAACAGGTTCTCCAAATTCATCATAATAAACAACTCTGTTATCATACGCATCTTTACCAGCTTCTTTAAACTGTATATGTTCGATCACAAGTTTTCCCGGTTTTAATTTAGGATTGTGTTTTAGAATCATATACATATACAGACTTAACTGAATATTGTAGTGATTAAGATTGCAATCATCAAGATGACTGAGAGGATCCACCATTTTATCAGAGATACCTTCCCAATTAACATAAGATTCTGTTTTAATCTCTTTGTTAGTTTTATAGTCATAAACATTTACTACACCATTAATTACTTCAATGCGGTCAGCCTGACCACATATACCAGCAGACTTAAGATAAACCAGATGCTCAGGATACACACCATTTCCAAGCTTTTGTTCAGGAGCTTTTTTAAATCCATTTTCTTCTATAGGTTTTATTATGGGAACAATTACATCTTCTCTACTTATAGTTTCACAAGACAATAAATCTTTTTCTCTTTGATTGTGATACCATGTACCAAGATTCATTGCTTTCTGTGATTCGTTTTTCCAAGCTTCTTTAATATCTTCTGGTGACATACCATACCATTTACCCTTCTTATTCTTAGAGGATTTGATAGCAATAGTCTCAGCATCAAAAGGTTTCTTAAACTTAGATATAACACTAGTTACACTAGTCCATATGATATTCTCATTAGGATCTATACTTACATAACTATGTGTTTCGGGTTTAAATATCAGTGCCATCTATGTATGCATTTAGTTTATCTTCATCTTCTTGAGACATTATAGCATCCCAATGACCTTCTGGACAAGATGATGACATACTATGTATTTTATAATCTAGAGAGCATCCGCAGTTACCACAACAAGGTTGAGTACCTGGCACTAAACATTTAGTTCCTACTATATCATATAGAGGACATCTTTTGCAGATCTTCTTTCTATAGTCTGCGATTTTCTTGTGTTTCTTCTTGGTGAAGTAATAACCTATTACTCCTTCAAGAATCAACCACTTATTCTTCCAGATTGTTTTAATCTTGTTTATCACTGTGTTTTTGTTTAAATTCTTTTTTTGCATTTACAACATCGTAACTCTTGCTAAGTAATTCTTTATAAGTCTTTAATCTAAGTTGAAGATCTGTATACTTAGCAATTCCAGTGTAGTCTTTCTTATCTAATTGATCAATATATGCATAAGTTTGAGCAATCTTCTTTGTAAGTTTCTTTCTATTTATAGAGAACTCACCAAGACCAACTAGAAAGATATAAGGATCTTCTTTCTTAACCATCAGTTTTCGAGTATATGACCAGTATAGAGAAAGCATATCTTCTATTTCTTCTCCGTACTGTTTTTCTTCACAGTATTCTTTTATTAACTGATTAACTGTTCTCGCTTTCAACTCTTACGAATTTATAGTCCAACAATATATTACCAGAAGTCTGAATTTTTAAATCAGGATTTAACTTGATCAGTTTATTATAACCTCCGTTTTTAATAACTAGATCTTTCTTTTCTGCTTTAGTAATAGCACTTCTAACAGATTGACTGCTACCAAAAATCTTGTTCTTGGTAGCAGTATCACAAAATTCTGTTAGTGGTTGTTCACCACCTAAAGCTAAAAAAGTTAAACAGTTCAAGTCTAAATCCGATACGTTCAGCTCTCTTAAAGTGCAGTGGGTAGCTATTTGAAAACGAACAATGTTCCAAAGATCCATCCGCACGGTTTTACGTACCTGATTTACTCTAGCCATTACTTCTGTTTTTTAAGCGAACGTGGTTTAGATTCTTCTTCTATCTCTTCTTCATCTGGAGCAGGTGCATAAATAGAAGCAAGCTTTTGTTGAACTAATGCTCTACGTAAACGTTGTTCATCAATATCAGAGATAAGAGTTTCGTACTCTTTCTGAACATTTAGAAATTCCATTTCTTTTTTGTAGTACTGAAGCATTTCAGTTTTTCTTGCTTCGTACTCCTCCTGACTAATTTCAGGATTCATTGATTCAGTATTCATACAGTTGGTTTTAAAGTTTAATACAAATATATGTATAAAACTTTAAACTCCAAAACATTAATAAACCTTTAGAGTTAAGGTTTAATCATCTTTCTTTGCTTTAATGTATCCTGTAAGTTCAGCAAGACTTGTGCTGATTGTATTCATATGCTGATTTAAAGTATCAATCTTGACTGATAACTTTTCATGATCAGCCTTTTGCTCGTCTTTAATTTCTGACATACGCTTATAAATTATTGTTTCTTTATATGATAACTGGTTATCAATGTCTTTGATTTTACCAGTAGCTTTTTCTATATCCTTTTTTAATGCAAAATATGCAGCTAATACAGACACAGCTAGCATTATAATACCTATAACATCTTTAGCTGTAAACATTAAACTTTCTGCTTCCATTAGACCTCTGGATAAAATCTTAATTCAAAACTAATAGGATTATTACCATCAGAACCAAAACCTCCGCTATCTAATAAACCGGTTTCAAGATTTGTTGAACTTACAACTATTACAGCAGGACTATTGTTATCATTTTCAATTGTAAAAATACAATATGGTCGTGAGGCAGGACCTAAAAAAATAAGAGTTCTACGTATATCTGAGTCACCCTCTACAGTAAATGTTATTTGACCTCCTCCTTCACCAGTTAATAATAATGTATATGGTGATGTATTAGATAGTTCATCAAGCTCTGCACTATCATCACCTGTATTCTGATAAAAGGTACCAGATATGGATGTATATGGTAATCCGCCACCACTACCTATATTATCGTAAATACCTTTTAATAAGGTGATTACGTTAGATTCAAATGCTGGGTCTACTAAACTCATTGTTTTACCTTATTATAGATTCCTATTAGGAGTTGTATCATTCTTGCTTTAAATGCTTCGCTCATACTATAATATACAAAAAAGTTAGGTAAGTTGGTCAGTGAACTTCAAAAATGCTGTGTTACTATCTTCAATTAAAAGGTCAACAAAGGCATCAATACCTTTCTCAATTAGTGCGTTGCGAAATGGTGCGTAATCTTCGGATGCATCGAATCCAAAAAAGATATTGTATCCCAATACGTGAATCATTGTCACGCCTTGCTTTTCAGTTATTGTATATCTCATATTTCTAAAATCATTGATAGTGCGACAATAGCACCCGTTGATGCTGCTGCGTTATTTTGAACCTTAATATCTATTGTACCACCTGCGCTTAGACTCAGCGAACTTGATGTGTTTTGATAACTGCCCGTTGCGCTACCTGCGGCAATCGTCAACGTGTATGCGCTATCCACTCCATCCACACGAATGGTCAAAACCGCACTACCCGAAGCTGGTTGCGCTCCAATGTTTACGGTTAGATTCTTACCAACACACGCAATGGGTACAACTGTCCTTGCTTGGAATGCTTGGGATGCGCTATATAACGCAGTAGCTTTCACGAATCCTGCGTAAAGAGTCGCACCTGCTCCAACGCTACCTGCTCCAAAGTTACCAAATAGAACTGATTTTGATATTGCTGTTGGTAGTGATTGATTCACCCATAAGTCACTCGCTAAATTATAGGTTAAGACTTGACCATTGGTAGGCGATGATAAAGCTACATCGTGAAGCTCTCCCAATTCATATCCATTTTGCACACGCACGTACATTCTTCCTGCACTCCCATTACTCGCAGTGGTAACGAATCCAAGATAAACCAAATGATTAGGAGCACTTGGTTTGGTGTGACTAAATGAACCTGCGGTTGCGCCAAGATAAACGGGATCTCCATCCGCCCAAGTTGAAGTAGGGAATAAATTGAGACCATCAATTTGACCTTGCATTATGATAAGTCCCTTTTGATTTGCACCAATGGAAGTACTTAACACCACACCAATAGTCTGCGCTGAAAGTGCATCCGTTGTATTGCTTGCGAGCTTTACAGTTAATCGGTCACCCGTTCCACCAAATGCATACACCGCTTGTCCTTTTGTTATGGAAGTAGATTCCGCATTGGTCACATATGAAAGGAGTGTGTTTGGCGCAGTTCCAATTAACTGAAATCGGTTAGTTGTGGAGTTGTAAACGCATAGCATTTCAGCACCATCAATGATGTCCCCACCTATTAAAGCTCCATCATTATTGCGATGTAGTGGTATTGCTCCAAGTGAATTGATGTTTAGAGTTGCACTTGTTGTATTGCCATTCACGAATCTAATTAGGAACGCATCCGCATCATTGTAAGCAGTTACACCGCTTATAGTTGTGGTGTAGGTATCAGTTCCAGAAGTGTTTCCGTGTGGTATACCACTACTACTAGGAAGAGTAGCTAAAGTTCCATCACCTCTAATATATTCAGATGTGGTTCCAGTAGGATTATTAAACTTATCATCTAAGGCATCCTGTAAATCTGTTTGGTTTGATAAAGTACCAGTAATAGATCCCCAGATTGTTGATCCTGGAGGATTACTAATAATAAGATCATAAATCTTACGTAATAGTGCTAGTACTTTTATATCAAAACCCGGAATCATGGTGTTAGAGCATCAATAATTTTATTGAGTAATTCTAATACTTTTTGTTGAAAATTTTGAACCATTAGTTTTGAGTAATCAAATAACTCATTACAGCATTTGAAGCCGGACTAGTTGCTTGTAATTGTATTGTGAATAATATATATTGATTAATTGTCCAATCAATAGCTAGAGCGCTTTGTAATAAAAAAGGAGTTTGATTAGCGCCACTGATGTCTTGACTAGCAGCAGTTGTTCCTAAATATCTTGTTGTAGCTAACACTTGGTCTCTTATACCTAGTCTAAAACGTAATGTACAGTTATTAAAACCATATAGATTTGTTCCATTTCCAGCAACATGTATAAGAACAGGACTGCCTGATAAATTATTATCTGTATTTGCGTATAGTCTAATTTGTGTAGCTCCTGCAGTTGAATTATTAGAAATTGTAGACCCAAACAAAGCTTCTATTACTATGCTATCATTTGTTTGAAAAGTACCACCTGGTATGAGTACAGAATGACTTATTTTCTGACCATCTGTAGCAACTACTAGAGCTCCTGTTTGAGCAGATTTAAATGAAGATGAGTTTGAAGGTGTTCCGCTAGGTCCTTGCATTCCTAACATCGCCCAATATGTATCAAAGTTCGTTCCTGTTGGGGGTGTTTGATTTGTGTTATCAGCAATTGCTACATATGTACGATATACATCTGGATTAGGTGTTGTGTCAATATAATAAACAGCATCACCTACTACGTAATTTGTAGCAGAATCCCACTCTTCTTTCCATACTAAGTTATTAGGTATATTGGGTACATTAAACGTAACAGTATCACCCGCAGAAACTGATACAGGTGAGGTTCCTCCATTTATCTGAATTACACCTTGTGGTGTTGCTGTAAAAGAACCACTACCACCACCGATAGCACTAGCTAGATCAGCTAGTGTCATCGCGTAGGGTTGCCATGTATCTTGTTTCTTTAAATTACCCGGAGTATTAGTACCAATAATGACTAGATCATTATTTAAGTCTCTTGGTGTCTTAGCAAGTCTCTTAGACTTTAATAGATCTGACCAGTTATTAATTTGCATATATTTTAATTTTTAATTTTAAGTTTAAGATGCGTAAGGTGTGCATATTGTATAAAACTTACCTCCTGTAAATCCAAATGTAGTTGATGTTAATTCAATCATGCAAGAAGGTCCGTACCAAGTACTTGCATTAAAGTTTTGAGACGATCCTATATAAAGATCATCTGTAACATTATACGATGCAAGTGCCCATGTACCTCCTATAGATGGTACACTTCCTGTAGTAGCAAAAGTAATAATAGTCTTAGCATTTGTCTCATTTACATATAAACCAGTCGGGTTAACAATATATTGATTTGCAAATTGATCTACCTCTGTAATAGAAGAATCATACTTTGTAATCAAACCATCAGCTTGACTAGCTACCCAAATATCATCATTACTATCTATATAGAAAGATGTTGATCTATTATCAGTAGTTGCATTAGATATAGTGATCCTGTCAAATGTTTCACTAGCTGTATCAAAGACTACAAACCTATCTTGACTTCCATATCTTCTTGCCATTAATATCTTATGATCACTTGTAACAACATATGAATTTTTTGTAGGTATTCCTATACTTGCACCAGCATCTGAAAAAGTATCAATTAAAGATAAATCTGTTGCATTTCTTTTTTCAATCGTATCACCACCTCTGGTTACATATAAGTAGTCATTTACAAATATAACAGCAGCATTTGTAAGTCCTCCTACTAATTCATAAAGTGATAATTGTTCAACTATTTCAATTGAGTTAGTAACTAAACTAAATTTTATTAAATAGGTTGGATCTGTACTATCCGTTGCTCCCGCACCCCAATATAATGCATTTTCAGAAGCATTGTATGTTAATGCTGTAGGGAGTGCACCATATAAAGTTTCTATGTTAAAAGTTGTGGTCTCAAAAGTTGAAATATTAGTTTTATAAATATAAGAGACAGAAGAAGCAAGATATGTATTAGACCAAATATAATCACCTATAACAAGAGCAGATCCTGTTCCCATATTATCATACTGAGAAAATCCTGCTGGGAATGTACACTCTGGTTCAGGTGTTGTTGTACAACATGTGTCAAACCAAGCAGTACCACTAAACATAAACAACTTGTTCAACACATTATTAAAATAGATAGTACCAGATTGAGGATTTGCAGGGTGTGCTGGTTCAACTGGAATACTTAATCTACCAGGAACTTCTAATTGATTAACTCTATAGTTAGATTCAGGATCAACTATACCTATTCTACGACCATAAAAACTATGAGAATAAGCATCATCTCCAAAAATATTATCAACACCTTGGTCTAAAATTGCTGCAATAGTAACATTTGATCCATCAGGAGATTCTGTTGGATTTAATGGATCATAAGTATTTACTAAATCATCAATGTGAAAGTTGTAAACTTCTTCTAAACGATATAAGTATTTAGTAACTGATGTACCAGCAGCTTTAAAGTTATCCATATTAACTTTTTCAGTACCGTATGCACCATGAATATGGGCTGTATACTTACTAGTAAAAGTTGGTAAACCCGCACGATTACCAGGATCTTTAGAGTAACAAGATGAAC